TACTTAACCCCTTCTTGTCTTTGATTTATATCTTCAGGTTCTAACTCTATTTGCGAAATATCAGGATTACGTAAACCTGTTAATAGTTTTACTGTAGCCCAAGCTTTTATATTAGGATTTTCTATCTTTAATAAAGACTTTTCAAAAGATTTGTGCATCTTTTTTTGATCGGGAAATTCAAGTTTTGATTTTTTACGTTGAGCTACTCTATTAAAACCTTTCTCTGGTGTACCTAGATTACGTAAACGTGTTTCTTCTTCTTTAAAATAATTTGAAGCTATTCCTGAAGGTTTTCCGGCAGTTATTAAAGCTTGAGAATAAACTGCCGTATTCGCTGTAGAACTTGCTGTACGCTTTTGTTTTTTTACATATTGTAAAAGTTTATTGTATCCTTTTTCACTGTTTAAAACAGACAAATCTGCATCAGGATCAATTCCTGAGTTTCTTATATCTTTTAATAAACTATTATACTGAGAAACAGCTTTAGGCTGTGCGCTAAGTTTGAGGTCAACAGCCTCTTGTATACTTATATCATATTTATTTTTAGAAGCCATGTTTATATCTATTATACTCAATAACCAAATATTTGATTGATAGGTTGATAATTCTGTTCCTTAACCTTATTGAATGCGTTGTTATGCGGTAGACCTGTCTGGCGTGTCATACACATATATCTCAAAGCATCATAAGCGTGATCTTCTGCTTTCGTATCGACATCCTCTGAATTAGTCTTGGACAGAGGAAGTGTCGGTAGTGTTCTTATCAAATTAGTACACGTTGATATTATACGTAATCGTGGTTCACTTGTTCTATCATGCAGGGCAAGTCTTCTGTGTAACTCTATCTTGCCCGGTAGTCTGTTCTTATCAGCAGGAATGAAACGTACACCGTTACGTGTAAGAGTCTCTGCTATGCTTGGTCCTGTACCGTGTTTAGACCAACACGATCCATCTAATACTGAAATACTCATGGGAGGGTCATCGTATTCTAGAGCTAGGATCATTTCTGCTAATGTTTCACCTGTGTATCCTTTGTCGTAGAGTTCACGATAGACCCAAATATTATTATCCCAATCTAATGCACCCCATAATACGCAGCTAGGGCTGCTATAACCATAATCGGCTGCTCGTACACGGGGCCAATTAAACGGTATATCGAATGGATCAACAACGTGTATACTTCTGTCAAACTCTGAGAAAGCTGCTCCGTCAGCAACATCCCAATCTCCTTCCAATAATCTTCTTCGTTCTACCTCTGGAAGAGAAAGGAGCATCGCTTCATACTCTCCAGATTCAGATAAGTGAGGATTGTCCGTTAGTCTAGCAGGTATAAATCTCCTTTGAAACAATGGTTGATCTGGTTTAACTGAATGATTAGGCCCATGTTTCAAAATCTTTCCAGTATCGACATCCGTAGCCCAAAACGGAGTATTAGGAGGCATAGGGTCGATAAACATCTTTTTTATCCACCAACCCCCTAAACCGCCGGGGTTAGCTGAAGCTCTCATATACGTATCTATAGTTGAGTCTGTAGTACGTAATCGACTTCGTAAGTAGTTCCACACATACGGTGTGGGGTAGTGTCCTAATTCGTCTATTCCTATCCACGTAAAAGACTGTCCTTGGTAACGTGTCGCATCGTGGTCTTTATCGACATAACTAAAAAGGGCTGTAGCTCCATTAGGAAAAGACCATGTACTTTTTGATTCTCTAAATATAGACCCCGGAAAAGCTTGTGGATATATCTTACGTGATTGATCTATTAACTCTGTCAGTTCTGATAATGTTCTACGTAATAGTAATGCTCTGTGATTAGGATTGTGAGCATAGCGTAGTAAATCTATCAACATAGCAAATGACTTACCGCCACCTGCTGCACCGCCATAGAGCACTTCTTTCTCTGGAGCAGCTAAAAAGTCTGTCTGTGGACCATCGTTAGGACTGAACAGTATCTGTGTATTTTCTGAGAATGTCTCACGTACTGCCTTTGGTAGTCTCTGTATGTTCTCCTCTACAGCTAAACCACCTCTATTCATTAATCGTTTAGCTTGATTTAAATTAGCTTGTTTCTCATTAGCTTTAGCGAGTCGTGTTCTAGCTTTCTTCGCTACTCTGTCTGCTGATTGTACTACTCGACGAGCAGCCCTTTTCTGCTGTTCTAATCTTGATACTCGATAGTTACCTCGTTGTCCTTCTTTTAATTTAGGTCTAGCCACACACACTAACTCTATTTTCTATACAGTATTTCGTTTAGGTTTCTTAGCTGTCTTAGCAGAACGTATGAAAGCTTTTTTAGTAGGTGCACCTTTAGAACCAACTTTTCTCATTTTTTCTTTAGAACCTGCTTTTATACGTTTACGTTTAGCGTGAATATTTGCATATAGACCGGGTTTTGTAGCCATTTTTTTTAACACTTCCATCGTCTTCTAGCCTGTCTGATACGGCTATTTGGGTTATTACGTGTCTTCGCAGAAGCTTTTTTAAGTTGTCCTAAGGATCTAGCGCAATAACTTTTACGCCGTTTAGCTGCTTTACTTCCTTTTTTAACTTTTCCTGTAACTGCTGTCTTTAGTTTACTACCGGGATTAGCTCTTCTATGTGCAGCTACTCCTTTTTTTGTCATACCTGCCCCTTTTTTTGTAGGGCGGTAATTCTTTTTATTACGAGGTATAGGTTTTTGTCTTTTAGTTTTTTTGTTAGACACCGAAACTTTCTCCGCAACCACAGGAACTAGATGCTACAGGATTTTTAATAGAAAGGTATGATCCACCTAACTCTTTAATATAATCTACTTCTGAACCTGCTATGTACATTTCTGCTAATGGGTCTATTACTAACACATCCTCTATTGGTTTAGACCATTTGATATTATTGCTGTAATTCTTATCTCCAGTTAATCCCCAAATATATTGAAAACCTGAACATCCTCCTGTCTTTACTCCTAATGTTACGTGCGTTCCTTTGTATTTATGTTTAAGGATGCTTTGCATATATTCTTTAGCGGAATCTGTTAGATGTAACATTCTTTTTATTAGAATTCAGTATCACACGGAGGTACAGTTACTTCGATATACTCTTCTCTAGCAAGGTATACGTCTACTATCGAATTACAATTAGGGCAAGAAAGGTTTGTAACCATAGAGTATGCTTCATCATCCTCTATAGATAAAGCGTGATCACCACCCCATATTAATTCTGTTTTACAGTGCCAACAATTCATATTAGTTTTTTTCACCCATCTATTGTTACCTCTACATCCTTCATCTTATCCTTCGCAGGTAACATAACGATTCCGTGAACAACCTCACCCTGCACTTCGGTTATCTGCTTCTTACTTATACCTACTCTGTCTAAAACAGCCTCTGCACTTTTAAAGCGCATGTCCATCTGATTTAACGGAATAGTACCGTCAGCATCTAAGCCCTCAGTAATACGGTGCGCTGCTTTGACAGAGTAAGAAGCTAACAGAGCTTTGGTACGGTCTATTATTTCATCTTTAAGTGAAGACATTAACCATCCTCTGCTGCTTTCTTTGTAACCTGCAGCTAAAACTGCGTTCTTTACCTTGCCACCATTATTCAATAACTCAGTTATGAATTTTTCTTGTTTATCGTTTAATTTTAATTTAGATTTTTTATTAGAAGGAAGCATTGTTATTATAAACTACAATTTCTACTAGGTTTAGGACTATTGAGCATCTGATCTGCCCAATCAAGTTCTTGAATAAGACGATTATACCACGCCTTGTCTAAATCATTATGAGCTTTAGCGCAGTCTTCCCTTAATTGTAATATACGTACAGGGATATATTTATTACTGTTATTGTTATTGTTGTTTCTTTTCAATTTACACCTTATTCTTAGTATTCTTCTTTTTTTTTTACTTTTTTTTTGTTAACTGTGATAGGCCCAACTAAGATATAAATATAAACCGCCTACTACTGCTATCACTACAAGTATCTTTCCTGTTTCCATGAAAACCTTATGCCACATAACACTACTAGCTTTAGCTTTTCTTTTTGCAGCTTCTCTAGCTTTTTTATTTCGTTCCTTTTGTTCTAAGATACGTTGATCTCGTAACTCTAAAATAGTTTTCCACGTATCGAAACCGAAACGTTTATTCAGAAGAGTTTTCATCTTCTTCATTTCCTGTTCGATCTGTTTTTTCTGGATAACCAGAGCAGCTATTTCAGGAATGGAATTACCATCTGGTTCTTCCATCTGTACTCCTATGCGCTCCTGCATGAACTTTTTCCACGGAGCTACTTTAGGAGTTTTATCTTTTATAGCGTCATCAACATGAGAAGCACCGTGAAACAGGTCTTCTAGATGATGTGCTATCCCGCTAATATCCTCACACGTAGATATAACTTCTTTTACGCCTTTAACCGCAGAGCGTACTAAAGCTACCCCCGCTAATGTTTCTGCGATCACCATTTATATTTTCCTGTACTTATGTATGTATATGTAAAATTATTTTTATTAAAAAATGTATGCTATGTCGTATCTTTTAAAATATCCTTAACAGATTGTCCTTTTATAACATCATCAGGGTAGACAAGCCCTAAATCTTTATTCATCTTTAATATTTCTTTCTGTGTATAACAGCCGTAGTTTTCGACACCTACTAATATTTTAGAAAATGCTTTACCTAGTCCTAATAACAATGCGTCACGATTATCATTTAGATGTTCTACACATGCTTGTTTAGAAGAAAAACTATATGTTACGTTGTATACCCAAGATTTAGGAGGGGATATACTTACAACTATCAACGCTGATATGAAATAACCTATAGATGCTGTCATGGGAATAATACTACTACTACTACTAATATTTAAGCTGCTGCTATGTTGCTTTGATCGTTTTCTTCTTCTAATTCTTCTTCTAATTCTTCTTCTTCTTCTAATTCTTCTTCTTCTTCTAATTCTTCTTCTTCATACTCGTCATCGTCATCCTCCTCGCCATCATAGTCCCCTGCTTCTTCTTCGTACTCATCTTCGTCATCAGCGTCTTCGTCTTCATACTCTATGTTGTCATTGTCGTCATTGTCATCATCATCATTATCATTATCATCACTCATAGTAGAAAAAGAATCAGAAGCAGCAGTGCTTGTAACTAATCTAGCTTCCATAGCTCTTACCGCCTCCATAGCTCCACGAATTTGTAAGAGTTGCTCAGTTAGCGTTTTATGTTTAGCTGTTAGTTCTTGTTTCGTTTGAAGAATAACGTTAGACACATTTACATCATTATTCTCTTGAGATAAAGGTTGTGTAGACATAATATTAATTTTTTAACTCCAGTAATTTTGTATGTAAATAAAAATAGAAATAAAAAATAGAAATAAAAAATAGAAAGAAAGCAGTTTATACGTACAGATTTTTGTAGAACAAATAAAGTACAGTGGAAACTGCAGAAAGCGGTTTACGAATGACGCTTTTTAGTAACGTACTTATATTTATGTATACTCTACTAAAACATGGTATAGACTGCTTTCCTTTATATTCTGTGATACTATTACCTATTATAGTCCATATACGCTCTTTGTCAACATAAAAATGTTAATATCTATTAAAAAACACTTGACAAGATGCTGTAGGGGGCTATAATAGAGACACAGTCTCAATATAAACCATTAGATAATTATACACGTACATTGATTCATATGTATAAGATGATCTTAATAACTATATTGTCTCTGGTGACATTGTTAGGATGTAGCGCAATGACCCCATCAGAGTACTTAGATGAAGTACGTAAGTATGGATTTTCTGAAGAATTTAAAATAAAATATAAATTTTTATTAGAACAATAATATTTACGTATATACCTGACTTCTTTGCCCACCTTCCTCCTCCCCTCCCCCATCCATTCAAAAAAAATAAAATTAAGAGCACCTGTGAGTATAAGTATACAGGGGAGGGTAGTGGCCCATGCCCCCTCCTAGACCAATAAACCCCCCCACACATCATTGATGATTATTAAATTCTTTATAGTTGTATAAGTGAGAACTAAACAATACAGAGGTGGGTGCGCTATTGAGTAGATAAGCTTCGCATTAAAGATGTATTTTTTCAATAGGGCAACAAAAAAGAACTGTCGAGGGCAGGGGAGCGCATCTAAACACACCCTATGCTTTTAATAGTTATTTTATCTTTATAATGATTTAATAGGTTATCAATCAACATACAGC